ATGGAGATTAATTGGGAGGGGATCGCTGTCTTCCTTACAGCGCTGGCCGGGTTCTCGGGGATCATCCTTCCTATCGTGAACTCCAAAGTGAAACGCGCCGAGAAGCGCTATGACATCGAACTGGAACGCCTTCGGCGTGAAACCGACGAGAGGCAGGGTTACATGAAGGCTCGTCTGAGCACCGTGTATTCCAGCATCTACGGTTATCTATGGAAGAGCATGTTTCGAATGAGCGCACAGCGGGTCGGAATTTTACAGCCGCACCCGCTGAGCCACAAACAGTACTTCTCATGTTCGTTCGAGATCGTAGAGCCCGACAGCGGCATACAGTCATGTAAGAGTGAGTTTCAGTTCAAGCGCATGGCCGAGTGGAGCAACTTTGTTTCCCGGCTCGGTGCCGAGGACTGGATGATATACACAGACATCGAGAATATCAAGGATAAAAAGTTATATGCCGAAGCGCACCGTCGGGGAGTTAAAAGTCTCTTCTTCCGTCGCCTCACTGATGCCGACGGAGACTGGATAGGGACTCTTTTTACGGAGTTTTTTGAGCCCGTGACTGATCCTGCTATTCTCGCCAATATCAAGGGAGAAATGGAGCGCAAGGCTATGCTGATCCAAGACATCCTCCCAGAGTACAAACCGCTCATGCCCGCAGAGCAAACAAACGTTTAAACAATATGGCCGCAAGAGAAGAAAACATTTTGAACGTTCCCATCTCCGAGACTCTCGAAGGGATGCACGTCCTTTGCGACACCGGAGATACGGGTGAGCCGTATCGTGTCGCCGCCAGCCTCTTTATTGCCGAGGCAACGCAGGCCGCGAAAGACGCGGTTTCCAACCTTGATCCCAAGGATGTAATCCTCAAGGGGTTCACCGCACTTACGGCCGGAAAACCCGCGATCACCGCCAACACCACGTTGCTGGCGGCCATTCAGTCGTTGTACGCGATGGTGGGCTCCGGTAAGGTCAAGATCGTTAGCGACGGCGCCGATCAGACCGGGATGGTTTCGTGGAACGGGACCTCGGCCAGCGGATTCGTCATCAACGTGAACGAAGCGGCCATCTACACCCGTTCGCAGTGGACGCAGGCAAGCCCGGATTCCGTGACGGATGCGAATTGGATCGCCGCGGTTAAAACTGACGGAACAAAGACTCCCTTCGCCGCCGCCGCGCAGAACCCGAATATGGGCGATCTTCCCACGAACTCCAGACTCAAATTCGTCGATAACAAGACCACAATCCTCGGTATGCTCAAGATGCTGACTGCCGCCGCAAACGTGGGCCGCCTGCGTATCGTGTCCGGCAATCCCGCCACGGGAGCATCCGGGAAACCGGAGTTGGCCTTCATCGTTAATATCGTTCAGGGAGCGAATGCCGAAACGCAGGGTACGAACGGTCTTCAGATTTTCCACCTGACCAACGACTACATCCGCGTCATTCCTTCGTCCAGTGTCGCTATGGCGTGGCCTACACTCCAGACTCTAACCGACGAAGCAATCATCACGAAATTGCACTCGACCGCTTCTGGCAACTGGGGTGGTCTGGGCGTGAAACTCCCGTGGACTGGAGGAAGCGTCAAGCCTATCAAGGTGGAAGACTTCACGATTATTAACGAGATTTGGCCTGCCGAGTTGACTCCCGGCACCACCGTTCCGTTCTACGCCGAGGGAGAGATGTACAGTGCACCCTCGGGGGCAACCGATACCGCATATGTCGGTCAGGTTATCCTCAACGCCGATTTCGCTACGTCGGGAATGGCAACCGTTGTCGCTTACGGTAATAAGACGGGGAGAATGTATCATGCTCAGCTTGATTTCAACGGACAGAGTATTGATTGGTTTCCTTCCCCCGTCGGAACACTAACCCTTAGCACCTTCACTACTCTGACCGCCAACGCGAGTGTTAGCAATATGAAGATCGGTGAGATGCTCGGCTTTTATAGTTCGAACGGCGGATCAACGAGCGGCCCCGGTGCCTCCCCCCTATTCGGCTATATCCAGAAGACCTCTGCTACTCAGGTCAACATATTCGCTTACACTATCGACGGTAAGAAATCGTGGCTGGGATACAATGCTGGTTCCAATGTCACATGGACTCCAGTGGGCGGGGCCAGTGGCGGAAACGTCATCCACGGTGAGGACATCACCGAAGGTTTGGAATACCTCATTCCGGAGAACGTCGGCGACGTTGTGGCATTCCGTTCCACGATGGACTCCTCTCAGGTTCCGGCTGAGCAGGAAGGCTTCGGATTCCTCGCCAAAGTCAACGGCAGTGAGTCAATGGCTATGATGATGCAGAACGATCCGGCGGGCGGCGGAAAAATGAAGTTCTTCATGGGTCGCGTGCAGAACGACGGATCAGGCACCGAATGGCAGGAGCTAACGACGGGTAGCTCAAATGAAATCTTCCCCGGCTGGAAACTGATTGTAAGTTCGTGGAGTAGCGCCGTAGGACCATCCGGAACGAGTGGGATTATTTATTTCAATCAGGAGATACCCACCACCTCGAAAATACTTATCGAAGCAACTATCCAGTCCAGCCCTGCTACAACGGCTACTATTAAGTTCCCGATACCTCTCACAGTCGCGGCTATTAATGGAACCGGACAAGGAGTATTGTTTGAGATTTGCTCGATGTATCTGGGCGTTAACACCACTCCGGGCAGTATCAAACTTATCTGTTCGTCGGTTATCACCGGAGCCAACGGAGTGCAGGGCATGAACGTTGTTGTACAATCGAACAACTTATCAGACGTTTCGGATATTATCCAAATAAAAGGGATATATTTCAAAGCATAATAATAGCAAAGCCCCTCTAATGAGGGGCTTTCATTTACAGCGACTTGGATAGCCTATATATGCCTACGACGTGGAATGCTTCTATGATAGTATCCACATCTCCGGTAGCCTCCATCGAAAGTATCGTTCCCGACGCTGACAGCATTAAGTTGAAGCCGGATATGCGGGATACACCTCCGGTGGCCGACGAGTAATCGAATGCCTCCACTGTAACATCGTATGTGCCAGATGTGGCGGTCCAAATGATACTGCGACCTCCTTTGGGGCCTACCATAGTGTGATCGCTGGATATAAAATCGTATACAATCATCAGCAAGTCGCCGTCGTGCACTTCACCACCCAAGTTGAATGTTTCCGGCGCGGCGTTAGCCAAGGCTATATCGCCTACGAATAGTTGTTCTGTTCCATTTGAGCTACCCGTGATTTGGTTTACGCTTTTTTTTTGCGTATATTTGGAGCGGTTATGGACATCATCAAAGCACTGACGCGGGAGGCTCATGCGGCCGGGATATGTGAGGATCATTTCAAGCAGATGCTCACGGAAGATACCCCTGCGCTCTTCGATCACTTCAAAACTATGATTCAGGAGTGCACTTTTTCCGGGTTTCCTTCGGTTGAGTTGATTCGCGCGTGCTGGGATAAGAAAGACTTGAATGCGGCTGGTATCTTCGTCCAGCAGACGGTAGATACCGAAGCCGTTCAAGGAGTCGATGTTTTTTGGCTTTGCGAAGGGACGGTTCGGGTTAAGGAGTGGGCCGTGGTGCATGCCTATGTTGCATACGGGAGCAACCTTAAATTCGAGGTAGCACCGAACGCAATACTGATCCTCGACATCTTCGACGACTCCCCGGTGAGGATCAACAATAAGTCCGTAAAGCCCGTAACCGTTTACCAGTGGGGACACCGCGTCCCGGTATTCAAAGGCAACATACGAATCAAGCGCAAGAAATGGAAGCCACAAGGGATTGCCGCCTCCGCTACCAAGTAGCTGACGGAGAGGTTCGAGATATGCAGACGATGGGATTTCACCTGATGGAATCCCCTGATATTCTTGCGCCCGAGAAACGCTCCTACGAAGAGGAGGACTATCCGGAGCGAGACGGTGTGAAGATTTACCCATACACGGTAGACAAGGCTTTCGAGTACACCGTAAAACTGCTCTACTTCGGCGAACTCGAAACGATGAACAGCGCTATCCGCTCGCTATGGAACTCCTTTTTCGAGCCCACCAATAACGGCGACGTAAAGAAGGCTCTTCCGGTCACAATCTATAACCTTTACAAAGGCGTGAAGATCGTGGGCTACCCGACCAAGATGCCGGGCTCCGAGACCATCGTGCAAGTCATGGAAGGTGCTTTTATCTTCGAGTTGACGCTCTATGTGGCCGAACCTAACAAGTGTGATTTTAACTACCATATAACATGATAATCAAGTCGCTGGTTCCAAGCCTGCTCGTCTACGATAACAAGGTGATGCTCTACAACAACAAGGCCATCACCTTTAATCTTTTGGCGAATGAGATCGAGATAACCAACTTCACTGTCAACGAAGTTGACATGGGGGAGTCGGTCATCACGATGGATGTCTACTTCGGTCCCGAGGAGGAGCCGGGGTTCAATCTGAACTGGACCGTACAATACAACGGCGAGATATACCACCTCAAGAGCTATGCGCCGCCGGGTATCAAGGACCTCAAGTCGCTTCGGTACAAGTACACGCTCACCTTCGTTTCGGAGCGGGAGAACCTCAAGTTCTACCCATTCTCGAACATAATAAAGCTTACCGACGGTACGCTCCAGACCATCGGCATGAAATTCGCATTTTTAGCCGATTTGACGGAGTTTGTAGGTAGGCTGAGGGATAACCTCGCCTACTACTACGGAGCGCGTTGGAAGGTGATTCTGAACCCCGATATGGAGATAAATCCGTTCCGGGCTACCGTGAGCGTTGACAAGACGACGATCTGGGATGTGCTGACCCAGCTATACGAGCTATACAGCGTCCGATGGAGTATCGAAGAAGACAACGGCCAGATCAGCATTAAGGTCGGCTTCCCGGCGCCGGAAATCGAGCACATCTTCGACTACGGCGACGTGCCGATGGACGAAGCGAACGCGGACGGCACCGGGCTGGTTTCGATCCAGCGCGTGAACGACCAGACGGACATCTATACCCGGCTAATCGGTCGCGGCTCGACCCGGAACCTCCCCTACCGCTACTTCAAGGGCGCGGCTGGGGCATTCGTCGGAGACCCCGATGCAAACGCGATCACCGAGCTCTCCTACTACTCCAACCTCATGCCGAAGTCGTACCGCGACTACGTTCGAGGCTGGAATGACGCTACGGCCGGAAAGGACCCGGCCGAAGGCAACAACCCGTACTACATGCTCGGCTACTCCGACATGAAGGCCGGGCGACAGATGTACCCGTCCGACTATGCCGACTCTCCGATGCAGGAGAAGTGGGGCGTTCGGGTCGGGGTGCTCGAAGACAACGAGGAGATTTACCCTTCGATCCAGAATGTATGGCTTGGCACACTTGGCCGGGCCGACGAGGTGATTGCGGTTGAGGAGGTGACGAATGATAACTACGCGGAAGCCGAAGAAGAAGGCGAATTTGCCTATAAATCTACGGAAATAAAAGTTGATTTTCCGGGAATGGACACGCGGCGGGGCCCAGTAGTGTATGACAAGCTATTCACCCAGTCCGTAACCAGTGAAGAGATGGAAGTTAAGGCAACGCTTCCTACCCTTACATTCAGCATATACGGAAAAGAGACGAGCACTATACCCCGAGGTGTCGAACGATATACCAAATGGTTCGACAGCGATCACTTGGACTATGCCGAACTCAATGTGTACGTCCTCTCTGAATCCGGTCAGGTTGTATTCACAAAAGCGCTGAATGCGCTGACTGACATGGAGTATACTGACGCAAGAGGAGAAGTGCAGAATGAAGGCAAGAGTAAGTTTGAGATTCAGTTGCCGATGGGTAAGTATCGAGTCCGGACATCTGTATCTTTCAAGTGCACAACCAACCCCGGAAGCAACCAGCACTACTACATGGCGGTTACTACTGGGCGATTCAGTGCGGCTCCGGCCGAAGGTGTGGGCCCATATCGCCAAGTCTTTGACATATGGATCAAAGACATCTGGGGAGAGACTGGCTCCATTGTAGACGTGTGGTGGCCGAAGATCGGTCAGCGCGAGGCAACAGTCATGTTCTCCGACGGGTTGCTGGCCGGAGAGGACTACGAATTTGTTATCGCCAAAGACCCGACGCTCGGCAACCCAGAGGCCAAAGACCCTGAAACTGGCGACTACTGGTGTATCTGGGAGGACGACTCCAAGCAGATCGAAACGGTGGACGAGGAGGGGAATACTATTACGGTTAAATCCAAGTATCGGCTGTCGCTTATCAAATCGGACGCCGAGCTTCGCGCCTCCGGCCTCATGCTCCCCAACACAAAGCAGAACGCTAAGCCGGGAGACCACTTCTTCCTTATCAACATCGAAATGCCCCATCAGTATGTGTTGTGGGCCGAGGATAAGTTGCAGGACTACCTCGAAGTGGAACTGGATCGCGTCGATGACGAGAATCCAACCTTCTCCGCCAAGCCGAGCGCGATATTCTGCGAAAGTTTTGAAGAGCGCGAGAAGCTCCGGCCGGGAACGAAGATACGATTACACAACAACCAACTTATCGGCGAGACCGATCTGGTGCTGTATATCAATAACCTGACCATTGCCTATAAGGAGGGCAAACTCCTCCCCGAATGGACTATCACGGTGTCGGAGGAGATGGTAGCGAGTAAGACCTCTACGTCGGCCATACAAGGCGAAATTCGGCGCCTTAGCTCCAACCTCATGTCATCCTCCCAAATCGTTGCTGAGGCCGCCAAAACGTTCGAAACGCTATTTCTGCGCAAGGATGGGATTGCGGCTCGGTCTTACTCTCCGACCCACTTCACGGCCGAGGTAACGTTCGCCGACACGACCACGAGCGACAACTTCCGGCAAGGAGGCTTTGGTGGCTCTGGATGGGGGATGTACAAGAATCCGGACGGTAGCTCTGTATTCGAGGTAGATCACCTCTTCGTTCGTCGCAAGATGAACGTGAACGAAATCGTTATCAATCAGATAACAGCGATAGGCGGCAAGCAGGTGTTGACCAGTGCCTCCGGAACTATTTCGGAAGTAGAGGACACCGGAGAGACATGGCGATGCTATCTGGAACAGACCGACGGAAAGCAGACGAATGAGTTTGTGGTCGGCGATCAAGCCTATTCCCAGATGATCGGCGACATCGACGAATCGACGCTGGAGAACGTCTTCTACTGGCGCAAGGTTGTCGGCATAGGTATCAACTACATAGACCTTTCCAAGACCGATGCGGCCACCAATAGCGACGAGCCGCATGCCGGAGATAACGTAGTTCAACTTGGAAACCCGACCGATACATCGCGGCAGTCGGCCATAGTCATAGATGTTTCCCGAGAAGGCGGCGCTCTGATGACATGGCTCGATGATATTACTGGCTACAACCTTACAGCCAAGGACAACATCAACCTCGGCCGGATCGAAGGCAAGACGTGGGCCGAGGTCTTCGGCAACCTCTATGTCGGCAACCGGGATCGCACCAAGTACCTCAAGTATGAATCCCTACCCGACGGCAAGAACGAGCTATCCTTCGTTGGCGACGTGATCCGAGCCGCGGCGGAAGAGGCATACTTTCAGGGTAGCTTTATCGCTCAGGGGTACATCGGAGTGGGATCGGAGACCAAGGTCGAGAGCGTGCTGGTTGGCATGACGGCGGAGGATGCCGAGGTGCCCTCCGGTACGGCGGCCAGCGAAGGCCAGATTCGGTTCTGGGCCGGAAAGCCGTTCTCGGAGCGGTATGATGCGCCGACAAAGATTCTGGAGAATGGAAAGCTGATTTCAGACGAGGCGGAAATCAGGGGGACTATTTATGCGACTGCGGGCGAGATGACTAACGTTGTTATTCGATCTTCCCTTGAGAGCGGCGACTTCCAAGGAACATTTGAAATCGACGGAAATAAAGGCGTGGCTCAAATATTAGACCAGAACGGTAATTTTTCTTCCGGTTGGATAGGAGATAGTTTGGGTAGTTTCATTCAGATTGGAGCAAGTATATCCAACAGAACTGGTACATATTCACAGTTGAGAAGGGATCGCTTAGAATTCGACTACGAAACATATACGTCCGCCTCTCAGTTCGAGACGAGTCATGCTGAAATTGGATATAACAAGATAAGCTATGAAACAAACTTTGCAGGAAGCGGGAAGCGCCTATTTGCGTATTTAAACATCCAAGGACAGAAATATCCGGGATCGTATAACGGCGGAACACCCTATCTTGAGGTTAACTTTTCGGCCCTTCCGCAAGGCTCTACTGGCGATTCAAATATACAGAGTTTGCCGGACGGGACGCTGTTTATTGATACAGGCCAGAAGTCTAATAATTGCTTCATGCTTCGAATCAAGGATGCAGGTATATAGTAAAAAGGGACTCCAACGGGTCCCTTTTTACTATCATTCGTTATCGGTATTCCGATAACGATATTATAGCCGAAATGAATCTCCGTTTCGGGAGAGGGTTAGGCAGTTATGTTGCGTTATGATGGAGTCGCTAATCGCGAGGTCATCACTAAGCATCATATATCAAATCACGGATAGCTCAACCGGAACAGCACTGTCTCTGTCGCGGGTAGAGATCAATGATTTCGGAGACTATGATACACTCTACGCTATTCTCAACCAATCGGGTGACATGGTGGCTATATTCGCCGATCATCCGGATTCTGGTCCGAGTTCCAATGGCGGTGCTTATGTGGGCACAGCTCAGCTTGATAACGACTATTCTGATGCGATAATTTACGACGTATATAACGTTCATACCAATACTCGTTATCGGGGGTACGTTAGCTCAGCAGGCCAAGTAGGTTGGACTGGCGCTCATAGAGATGTGGCTAAGACAATCAGCGTTAGTGACTTTACACCCGCAGCGCTCTTTGCATCCCCGTATAATTTCCATCTCTACCCGAGCGGTACAATGATCCCCATTGAAGGGGCTCAGCAGGCAGAGCAAGGCCCATTCCCTGAAGGCATTTACGAAACGGCCGGATATATCATGGTTCAATACGGCGATAATCACTTGGATTCGGCCTTACGACAAGTTATGGTCGTCCTCCATGAAGTCGGTACTATCGCAGGACAACCCGGACGAATGGCTTATGCTACTATCAGTAAGGACGGATTGAATCCCCGTTGGCAAATCATAGGTGATAGTCAGTGGCTTTGGACGGGTGATAGGGCACTTACGGCCAATACCACGGCCTCATTGCCGCTAACGGACTACACCAGACGCACCGGAGACCGACTGGAAATCTACTACGCCTATCTTGGCGGCGGTACTGAGGGTCATATCATGGGATTTAACAACGCCGTATCGGTGCTGTACAATCCTGCTGAAACGCTGACTCAAAGTTTCTTCACCTTGGTAACGTCAAAAGGCTCGGCGTCGCAGTTGGAGGCTCAGTTAGAGTTCCGAATGAGTGGTAGTAACCTTCAAATCACGGGGCGGAACCTGAATACCGGAGGAGTCAACGTGGTGTCTCAGTTCCGAATCAAGGGAGTCAAACTGGTTAGATAGAAGAAAGCCCCTCTTACTGAGGGGCTTTTACTGTCATCAGGGGATGCACTCGAAGATAACTTTTTCAACCGTTATCCACATATCTCCGGAATAATCCCCGGTAGCGTAGGCTGTAAATGACTTGATCTTTCCGTCAACTACATCATCGCTTGTCACCTGAATAATCGCCATTTGCTGAAAAAATTCAAGCGGGGTAGTAGATGGGTCAACGATACCTTTCATATTCTGGATATTTATAGTCCCATTGCTGGCCGAGAACGGCAGAGGGATAGTCTGTGACCATACCCAAGTCGAAGGGATCAGGAGATATTCTTCTGCCGTAGGTGCATACGAGTAGCTCCCGTAGAAGGTCACGATGGAGCCCATCGGGATGGGTTCTCGAAGCGTCAGTTCGCCCTTGTGGGAGGCATTAAAACCGTCGAACATGAACTCGTCGTCGAATACTACTTTTGGCCCGTTTGTTCCGGTTGAGCTACCCGTGATTAGCTTCTATGTTCCAAAAAGGCATCTTTGAAGCGCTCAAATCTGGCGGTACGACTCGGGCCGACACCATTCAAAGTAGCTATCCGACGAGACGAGATCATATCCACATCTACATCCTTGTAGTCGTTGTACCAAACCCGATCCATCCTGATTAATACGCATAACTCCCTTGCTTCCGGGTCAGCGCTTCGATCCAGCCAATCGCACATTGCGGCCAACGATATAGGACTCCCATTCAGGTAGGACCTCTCATACGCTTCGACCAAGAATTTCGCCCTTTCGTATGACGGGATAGACGGAGGTCCGAACACTCCAATTTCGGCGTACAAATCTTTGTAGAAGAGGAATCTGTGGTACTCAAACATCGTGACAATATTAACCCCGGCCTTTCCCGTAGCGGCCAGCCAGATGGGATCAATCAATATCAGCGGAATGTTTTCGAGACGCTTAACCAGTTCCGGATCGCACATACACTCAATCGTGAGTTTACACCCCGGCGGCGACTGATTTTCGAACCACTTTGCAAAGTCGCCGAAGGTATGGTGGTCATGCTCCTTCCACTTCGCTTGGGCGTAGTCGATCTCTCTGTTGAGGTCTCGATTCTTGAACGCCCGTAAATAATCACTGCTTTTCATTGCTATTTGGTTTTAAATGAAGGAGGGACCCGAAGGCCCCTCCACTTGTTCTACTTCACGGCGTCCTTCACCGCAGGCGAGAACTTGAACGAGATGCGGTTCTGGGCCGGGATCGTGACCGACTTCCCTCGGCTCATGTCGTAGCCCTGACGCGCGGGGCACGCCTTCACGCTGAACGTTCCGAAGCCCTTGAGGGAGATTTTCTCCCCGTTCTTGAGGGTCTCGACGATCTTGTCCATGAACGTCTCACACACCTTGTTCACGACGGTCTTGGTGATGCCCGTCTCTTCGGCGATCTTCGCCATCAATTCGCTTTTCTGCATTTTCGTTTTGATTTTTAAGTTGATAGAGTTTTTCTTCAAGGGCCTCTATTTTACCCATGCAGTAGTATATCAGTCCTCCCATCACAATCAGGATGGAGAGCCAAAGTTCATCTAATTGCATGCTTGATAATGACTTGTACGGGCGTAGAGCCCACATAATCTTCATACTTGAGAGTACTTGGGTCTATATGGCCGTCCGGACGCATAATTCCGTACATGCGAACCTTCTGGATCATCATGCCCCCAAGAAGTTCGTTTAAACGATGTCTTATCCGATCCTCCAGTTCCCGGTACGCCGGATCGGTCTCGATCATCGCGCTACGGGTCTCCCTTGCGTTGATGACCGCGCACCTCGTTCGGTTGATGTACGCCCCTATCTGCTCGTCCTTGATGCCCGGAACGATCTCTTGGAGTATCTGGATGATAGCGTATCGCGCGAAGAACCGCTCGGTCGTTCGGCGCTTATCGCGTACATCCGACATCCGGAGGTCGCACTCGATCTGGACAGCCCGGTCAAGGCAAATAACCTTCTCATTTTCCTCCAGCCTCATAGTGGTCGAAGTGGATGTAGGGGAGTTGATTCGGTAGGAATTTCCATGCCGAGCGCGGAAGTGTGAACTTCGCCAGACCAGCGGCCATAGCCAAGATCAGGAACTTCTCCATGACCATCGGCTCTCCGGTCCACATCGTGCCATCGCGGCGCGTTGCGAGGAGCGAGAACGGCCCGGAGAGATCGAAGAACTCGTCGGGGAGATCGTCGATCATCTTCCCGATCTCGGGAAGATGTTTCTGGAACTTCTTGCGGTAGATGAACTGGACCCCACTGATGGAATCCACGATGATGTCCGGACCCTTCGGCTTCTCGCCGATAGGGTAGGCGCATTCGGCGAACAAGTCGTTCACCCGGTCGTATTCGAGATTATACATAGCGATTGAATGATAAGTGATCGAGAGAAACTCCACCGACGACGTTTTCCACGCGAACAACCCAGTCGCCAGACCCAAGTTGCCACGGCATGCCGCGGAACTTAGTCTTGACTGGTTCGCTATGATCAACGTCGGAGATGTAGTGGTAGTAGTAAACGTCCGCGCCGGGCACTACCTCCTCCGGCCGTATGCCGAATTTCTTACTGCACATTGTCGCTGACTCTTTTGAACTCAGACGCAAGAATCTCTTCGAAGTCGGACAGGTCGCCGATCCAGCCGAAGTCAACGCACACGACCATCTCCTTGGCCTTGTTATCGTGAGCAAAACCGGGGGTGAATATCTTCGTTTCGATACCCACAGCCGAGGATAGCTCGTGTTTGTACACCGTCGGAATCGTTTCGAGTTCGGTCTTGATGCGTTTATACTCAGGGCTCTTGGTGTTGAGTTGGTAGTGGTTCTCGCCTCGAACCTTTTTCCAGCCGATCTTCGCCTCCTCCGAGGTAAACATTACCGGGAGCACGTTCGGGCTGTAAAACACCCCGCCGAAATGTTTGTAGGTGGCGATGCCGAGTTTGGTCAGCACCTTCTTCTGAATTTCGAAGACGCGATCTCGCTTCTCTTCGAACTCAAGTACCCGCTTCCACGTCGGAGAGCCGGGTTTCACTTTGTAGTACACGTTCATGACCTTTGCTTTTTTAATGATTTCTTACTTCGATTCGATTTTTCATAGCTCTCCTATGCTTTTAGCGATACCTACGACATCGCCGAGGTTTTCTTTTGCTATCTTGAGTCCGTAATGGGCGATAACACCAGCCAGCAGGATAGCGGTTCCAATCCGGAAGTCGTACTTGTCGTTCGCCCATTCCTTGGTCTCGTTCAGTTCCTCTTCGGTCTTGATCTCGGCGACCGGGACCGGGTTCGGGTAGCCTTCCAACGCCACGAATACCGGACTGATGTTCGCCTCGACTACATACCAGTGCTTGTTCTTGGTCCAGAATACCGTCTGGCCGATCTTGAATTTACTCTGCATCGTTGTATTCTAATACTCGTTTGACTGCAATTTTGTGCCACTTTCCGCCGCGAGGCCGTTCGATTTCCACTTCGTTGAAATGGTCGGCGATCTCGGCCAGCGACCAGCCCTTGCGCTGTAATGCGAGGGCGTACTTCTTTGCTTCGACCATGCGCGGGTCCACAACCCGGTTCTCGGCGATCCGCTCCATCCGGCGAGCCAGTTGATCCGGAGACATCGGCCCCCGCTGGGGTCGCGGATTCCCGAGCCGTGTCACCCGGCGCCCGGCCTTGGAAATAAAGAAGCCCTGCTCCTTGAGTTGCTTCTTCCGGACGCCGAGTGCTGATTTCGTTCGGCCCGAGATAAGTTCGCGCTCTGTCTGAGCCAAGCCGATAGCGAGGCAAAAGGTGATCGTTGTCGCCTCGGGGTAGTCTATCGCCAGCAGATCGACCCCCGTATTGCGCAAATACAGCGCGTACTCCGCATCACGGGAGAGTCGATCCAGTTTGGCGACGATCAAAGTTGCACCTTCACGCGCGGCTAATTCCATCGCGCGACGAAGGCCCGGTCGGTTCCGATCCTTTCCACTGCGAATGTCACGGAACTCGCCGATATTCTGCCCGTGTGTGCGGGCAATATATTCGCGGCACTGATCGAGTTGGGCTTCCAGACCGAGGCCCGAACGCCCCTGCTCTTCGGTGCTCACGCGAGTGTAGATGCAATACTTTTTCATGTGCTATAAATATGGTTTACAACATAGGGAAGGCACTCCTCGAACGACTGCATTTCGGCGCATTTGTCGTCTTTGTGGGGGCAACCGAGGCATTTCCCTTGCCGGGCGTAATTCTCCATCACAATGCGCCGAAAATCGTCTTCTGTAAGACCGTCGTCATAATCGGCATCCCTGACTACCATCAGGCATGTGAGGTGTGCCTTCCATGTGTATATCTCACCGTTATCCTTGATGGTCTGGATGTTGTATTTCTCCCCCTTTTTGATCTTTCCGGAGCAGAAATTACAGACGTGATCCTTTCGCGCGATGACGTTGTTATCAGCAAGCACCTCCATCCTTCTCTCTGGTTACGGCTTGCATCGCCGCGATCTTCATGCCGTTGATCTTTTGGTGTTGCATTCCGAGTTCGATTCCGATGATAATTAATAGTTGATCTCGGCGATTCGGTTTCACTCCGATGTTCTTATCCAAAACGTCCAGAATGATTTCGGAGGCTTCGGTCAGGAGCGCGATGCGGTTGTTTTTCTTCTCGAAGGCTTTTTTCGCCTCCTCTATTTCGTTCCACATCTCCGCCCACTTCTCCTCGTCAAAGTAGTCGCCGAGCATAGCCTCAACGAAGTTCATGTTCTTGTGATCCCAGCGTGCCGTAGCAAGCCAGTCGAAATTATTTTTCATGTTATTCGAATATTTGAAGTACAGCCACCGCGGTGGACTGGTTCGTGATACCCGTGATCCGGGCCCGACATTTGGAGCCGTAGGGGATGTAGACACAACCCTCGGGCATACATGTAATACGGGCTATCGTCCCGTTAGGGAGTTCCGCCATCGGCCACTTCTTCGTGTCGTCGAAGGGGTTCTGGATCGCCGTGACGAGAATCTCGGAGCCGACGCGGTACGGCCCGTCGCCGGAGTCTCCCTCAAACTCGTGCGAGCCCATAACCGAGGGTGCGTCGGGGGGGGGTGGTACTTTTTTCTCTTTGCGTGGCCGAAGAATGTTCTGGCCCATTGCGATGCCTACGAAATAGCCAGCCTTTTTCGCGTTGTCGAAATCTCTGATGAACCACCAGATACCCAGCACCCGGACGTAGGCGGCCCATTTACCATTGTGAAGTCTTCTCTCGAATTTCATAGTTTTAATTCAGTAATTTATTAAGCATTAGCGGCTCAGTTGCGCGGAGCCGTACCGCGGTTATTTGTGTTTGTGCTGTTCCGAGACGTAATACGCCCCGATGACATACTTGTCCATAGCGATATAGCTTTTCGATCTGGACGTCGGTGAGAGTTTTTCCGTAGAACGATCCCGAGAACAGAATCCAGTTGTGGTGTACCTTCACCCAGCCATTCTCTTCCAGCCAGCGATCCGGATTCCGCATCTCTTTTACCGGAATCTTTTTCGAGGCCAGCAACCGTTCAGCGATGTTGAGGTGAAGCAAGTTCCCGGCGTCCCCGTTGAGGCCATAGAACTCACCATCGGGCGACAGCCACCCGGCGTCGTACCCCTCTGTGATCTCCACGGGCTTCAACTCGGTTTTGTGGTACTCTTCTATTCTCATTTCGTTCTCCATAAACTCCGACAGCCGTTGCTTCTGGAAGTCCTGCTTCCGGATGGAAGCCTCTACTTCGGGATCGGAGCACGCGAGGGAATCGAGGATCGCTCGTACACGAAGAACGGAATCGGAAAAGAGCACTCGGGACGTGTTCAGCGCATCGCACATCCATACGATAACCTCGTACACTTCGCCAACCCTTACAAAGAAGCCGTTAGCTCCTTCCACCACTCCCTTGATCTGTTCGACCGTGCCGGAATGCGGATTGTCGAGAAGTCCCGCGTCCTCGCATCCGGAAATGTAGCTGACAAGTTCCGGGTATCGCACCGTGAACTCGAACTTGCCGCCAGCATCCGCGATGGTCTGCCGGAGCCGTTCGAGAACCTCTACCCACTCCTTCGCCTCTTCTTCCAACAGGACGCGCTGGGCCCTAATCCAGTCATTGAACTTTCCTCCGGCTCCGGGCGTGCCCGTTACCTCCTGCGTTGCCTCGTCCTCACCGAGGGTGATCTTGCCGTCCAAAATATCGACAGCCATACCCTCAGTGCACCCCGGCAATGATTGGGTGATAATTTCGACGGCCGCCCTCGGACTGAGTTTCTCCGTCAACCTCTCCCATGCTATGCACTGGAGTATCTGGCCGAAGCCCTTACCTATCGTGAATGTTAATCCTCCTTCCATGACGCAAAGATAAATGTTTAATTTTTAATTTGCAAGTTAAAACTCCCTTATTATAATACCTTTTCCTTTACGACACCCTTACGACGACGCCCTTGTGTCGGTCATCGTCCCGGTTGAAGGACATGAAGTGCGTATCGTTGATCTCCAATTTGATGATCTCGTCGATCTCGTCGGCCAGCGCATATTTGAACTCATAATCGTTGTTGTCGCTCACTTCGTCGCCCAAAGCGAATTTGTGCTCTGAGAAGGACATCGAGTCTGCGTCCCACCACTTCGCCACAAATCGGCGGCTCAGCAGTTCGTTGTTGTTGATGTAGTTTAAAAACGTTGCCATAATTTACTCGATTCTTGTGATGTAACCGACCGTCCGGTTGTCATCGGGGTTATACATAAAGGTGATGCCGCCTCCGGGCAACATGTAGATCAGTTCGTCGATGTGGGTCTCGATGTACTTGCGCATCATCGGATCGTGGCATGGCTCCGAGAGTTTGAAATCGTACTTTACGCTGACCCTCTCCTTCGGGTCGTTGTAGAAGGCGACAAATTTCCGGTCTTCCACAACGGCCTCAACAATGGATTTCCGGGGCAGTATCGGGATTGTTGTCTCCGGCCATATCACTCCGAGTTCGTTGCCGCCCACGTCGGTTATCGTGGCGGGATTGTCGCCGGATAGCCGAACCCAGCCGTCCAGCGGTCTGGTTTTGGCGAACTCGATCTTTCCAACCACGGCCCAAAGTTCTCCGGACTGGTTGAACCCCAGCAAGCGGTCGGGCCTGCTGGGATGGAAGTGCATGATTTTTCTGTTGAATTTCATTGTCTCACCTTTTTAAATGGTCCTTGTTCGTTTTCTACATGGTCGATTCTGAACGGGTAGCCCTTCTTGCCGCTCCATAAGAACCGAAGACAGCGGTATTTCGGGCCCATAAAAACCGTATCTCCTTCGATCTTGTTCACCCGTAAGGCAACCTCCTCGGGCAAGTACATATAAGTGTCTCCTACTTTCATGGCTATCCTCGTTTAAACGATCCTCCCTCCTTTTCGAGTTGCTCCTCGATAAATTTCACCGGAAAGGGGTAGCGTCCGTGATCCGACAGATACCCATACATGCTCCTGCACGTCGGGTCTTCGGGTCTCAGGTACGCTGTAAAATACCCTTTCCGTTTCTCTACGATCTCCTCGACCCGGAGCCGGGTGTTGGTTACTGTGTGAATGTAAGTGTCTCCGATTTTCATTTTTTTTCGTCGTAGTTGCCGAAGAGTTCCGACCCGAAGGTCAGGAACGCGACGGCATAGATTAAGATTGTCAGCATATATTTAGAATTTTATTGTCCAGATGTCGAGGTCTTCCGAGCAGTGGGTTTGCGTCATCTTGCCACCCAAAAATTCCACGGCCTCCATATAGGGACCCGTCCCGACGGCCCCCTGCCAGTAGCGGCCGTAGTCGCTGATGCAAATGGCATACGGGACTCCTACCCATTTGCCTTTACCACGCGAGGTGTAGTACGGCCCCATTTTATCCGCCATTCGCCGAACCTTGGCCGGAGTCAGTCGCCAGATCATGCCCTTGAAAAAGGCGTTGAAGACGTAGGAGAGGGCCTGCGAATGCTTGTCGTAACCGCAACCGCTCACGACCGGAGAGGTGTAGTGATGCCACTCTTCGTTCTCGGTCTTTACCTTTGCCTCGGCGGTGCAGGTCGATCCCCATGTGCGGTTTTTTCGCCATCTTACGACGATTTCAGCGCACTTCACGTTCATCTGGGACTTCTCCTCCTTTTCTTTCTCTTTGCGGCTCAAATCGGCCTTAAATTTGTCTATCGCGGCCCGGATCACCGTGTCGCTCTTGATTCCGGTAAGTTTGCGGACGCTGGGGACCGTCAGTCGGCGGCCCTCGATGTTCAGCGTCTTGATCGCTTGATTCAGTGTCATAGTTTTGTCAGTTTAAATGTGTAGTACTTGTCGAAGGTCACGGTCGCGGTGTTGCCTTCAATGCTCAGTTCGTAATAATGCGACACTTCGCCATATTGCATGGCCTCTTCGTAGTCTTTTGCTATCACGGGACCGGGAAGTATTCGTTGGCGGCAGAAGTAGTCCAGATACCGTCGCCACGCGATCTCGGGCGGGAACTTGTCCGGACTTTGGATGGCAAGGTTCGAAAGAAAACCCTCGTAATTGTTACCCCACGTCTTGCCGAAGATAGGAGTGTCCGTCCTCGGGTTCACCGCCGTGAAGCCTTCCAGTTTCCAGCCCGAAATCGTGAGGTAGCGGTCGATGATTCTGTACCCTTGCCAGACTTCTACACGCTTGCAGAAGTCCACGTTCGTCCGCCGCTCGATGATTCGTTTCATCGCCGTTCGTATTTCGGGAACCGCCCGGTGTGCGTGATGATGTAGGGGATGTTGACGTCTTCGATGACGTCGAACTTCACCCAAGTCCGCAGGTTTTCGCTGAGCCAGTAGACCCGCGCCCGATTCTTCTCGTTGTCGATCTCCACGACCTCTCCGATCCGGCCGACAACGTAATCTCCTTTACTCCGGACAACTTTCTGTCCGATCTCTACATGTTGCATAATACTTGTTTTAAAATTTCGTCTGCTTCTTTCTCCTCGGCCGCCCGTACAGCGGCCCGGTATTCGGGCCATTTCCGGTCGGCGAAGTCCTGCACGGTCTCCGCCACCTTGTCGATGCCCTTGTAAATTTCCTTCGTCTTGTTGAGGCTCACCCGGTTCCCGAAACACTTGAAGCACTTCATCTGTAAGTCTTGCGTGTTTCGAAATGCCGGGATGTACTCCTCAATGTGTCGCTCGTCCCCTACCTCGACGTAACCGAATCGGTCGCCATCGCGGTAGAAGTGCAGGAACTTGAAACGCCAGTTGTAGTTACTTGCCCGAACATCTCCACAATCGTCCGGCAATATGATGAACCTTTTCATGGCATAAGATAGTTTGCCGCGATGATCATTTCCTCCATGATGTATGAATCGCCGTTGTCCTTCAAAAACGCTTCGACGGCCGCCTCTTCGATCTCGGAGTGCTCCCACGATTCGGAGTTAATCATGTTCAGGCGGTTGAGTTTCAGTGGCAAATACTCGCCGCTCTTGGTTCGGTCCCGATTGATATACCGGGTGTATTTGTCGTCTACATCCTTGACCCGGATGCGCTCGAAACGCTTCTCGATCTTGTTGTGCCGCATGAAGGTAATACGGTGGGAGTCTACACACGTCCACGACCCGAGATCGGGCTGGAACTTGTAGCAGAACCCTCCGGTCGGCTCTTTGAAGACTTCCACCTTTGCGTTCGCTCGTTTCGCCACCGCGACCGCATAAGGGACCCACGAAGCCCCCTTGCAGGTCACGAAATGTTCCGTCGCCGCGTACACTTCGATACCGACGTACCGCATTCGTTCGATTATGAACTCCTGCTCGTTTTTAGAAAATATCATCGTAATATATTTTGAGTTTGTTGCCGCCCTTGTTCGTCATGCTGGGGAACACGGCCGCAAGTATCGTTATCTGACTGGTTTTCGGTGCCTCTTTGAGTTCGTACACAAGGTTCACATTTTCGTCCGTGTCTACCTCGATGCAGGGGGTCGGGATGTCTTCGTCGCCCAAAACGCGGCTCAATATTTCAGTGACTACCCTCTCGTACCTCGCTACTCTTTCTATCCGGGCCATTACTTTATTCGCAACCTCGGAAAAGGATTTTGTGTTCATACCCTTTGAATTTGGCCGAGGCTGACAATATATTGTATGTCGCAGATCGGCGTGATAAGTTTGTAAATAGGTTCATGCCAGTTGTTTCCGGTTCCGTAGAAGCCGTTGAAGGTGAACCGGGCCCCGTGCATATTTGCCCACTCCAACGCCTTCTCCTCCGGATTCGAGAAGGGGTTATTCTTGCGCTCGGCACCCCTCGGTGTCTGGTACTTGTCCCACAACCACGCGAACCCCTTTTGCGCTTGGTCGTAGCTGACCGGGATCGGGTTTTCGATCTGGATTCGCTCGCCTCGGTTGCGCCTCCGTTTCAGAAGCAAAATTTCGTTTTCGTTGATGTAGCCCCGCTCCTCGGCGGCGGCAATAATCTTCTCACTCGTCTGTTTCATCGTTCAGTTCGTTGTTAAGGTCGATTAATTCTTTGAATGTCTTGAGGTTGTCGAGGACCCAGTCCCCGATCTCGCTCCACTTCTTGTTAAGAAGCGCGTGAGAAATGCGGCTCGTTAGCGTTCCGATGCTCGCGTCGATGTGTTTCACGGCCTCCTCCCGAGTATCGAAGAGGTGGCCGTCGTTGGTCTCGTATTTAGCGATCCTTTTCATAGATGTCGTTGTAGAGTTCGTCGATTAATAAATCCAGCCCGTACACTTGGAAGACGAAGCCACCGCCGAAGACCCGGCCGCGGTACCGTCTCCCGCCGTGCTTGTTCGCCATCCGGCGGGCCGATTCCATTTTGTCCATGTGGTCTCCGGGGTGATCCTCGTGGACCAGATCGAGGAAGTGGATAATAAAGCGCGGGTTCCCGTAAACGTCGCGCGTCGTGTACATGCCGCCGCTTTTAACGGTTCGGCGATATTCTTCTCGTGTCATGTTTTTCTGCTCTTATTTCGAAACCGCTCCGGTAAATCGTTTCCTCGCCTTCTGCCATTCGGTAGTCGGCGGCTCCTACTTGCGTACCGTTCACAAAATAGGAGACATAGCCGTGCCCGGTGCGGGCCTTCAAATCGCTTACGGCCTCGCGGATGCTTGTGTATATCTTCATAGTGCTACCATATATCCGAGCCGGGTTCGAATCCATCCGCGTTGGCTCTTAGGCGCGGCGGCTAAAATATCCTTCATGTCTTGTTCGTCGATCCGTACCACCCCGTTCACCAGCGGTTTGCCCGCCGCCCGGTCGAAAATCCGGTACTTTTTGGGGTCCACCGTGATAACATAGTTCCCGGTGTAGAGGGTGAAGTGATCGTGCCCGAACTCCAGCGATTCGCGGCCGAAGTCCGCCTGCCAGCGGCTTTTACCGATGTCGTATACAAATACCATTTTCGTAAAATTCAAAGTTGTTATTTTCCGCGAAGTCCGCGAAATATTCTTGGCTTCGTGTGTATTTCACGTCCTCCGAGCACGCCTCGAAAAAGGCTGTCATACACTCGTTAACAACGTCGCCGAAGTCCTTTCCGTCTGTCGGTTGTTTCGCCGGGCCGAGGATCGTTTCGTCCAAATAATACCCGGTCGGCTCGAAGAGGGACAAGCAGTGCCGGATATATTCATTATCCGTTATCTCTTCGTCCCCCTCGTTTTTCGCCCGCCACTGAAACGAATGGCAGTAGGAATCGTATTCGTACCCGTAAACCTCAATCCCGAAGGCGTCACAGAACGCCTCCAACGTGCGGCGGTTGTCGGCCTCGAACGCATAGTAGGGCGTCCATTCGTCATAGGCCCTTTCTTTCGCCTCCTCCGATAGTTCGGAATAGCTGTAAATCGTTATCGTTTCAGTGCGCATCGTTTCGATAGTTTAAAGTGAGTATAATTACGTTGCCTCAAATACGTTACGGCCTCCTTCTCTTCTGCCTCCGTCGCCGGGCGGGTCTCGCGGCGGTAGTACTCTAATCCGGCTTCGAAGTGGTCCCCTCCGACCTCTAAAGCGGAAATTAGGCCGTTTCGTTCCATGCCAAAATACACCTCGATTGATTCGGTCGCCTTGTGTACCCGAACCACAACCCGCCGATACTCCCCGCCGACGAAAACCCCGTTTTCGCCCTTTCCAATGATGTCTCGGCCATCCGGGGTCCGGGCTGTGTAGTAGCCAGCGCCGTGGCATAGAACCCACTCCGACCGCTCGATTGCCTGCTGTTTAGCCTCTTCGAATGTCATAAAGATAACCGTTTTTTGATTGCTTTCCTTAATTCGACCTTGTTTTTTGCCTCTATTCGGGCGAAAAACCCGTCCAAATCCTTAATATAGGCGGACGTGTCGAGGTGGGTCCCGATAACGTGCGGCCCTAATTTCACATTCCAGTCGCGCGTTAACACAATCCGGTAATATACCGCCGGAAGACGGTACATTGCCTTCAAGCCGTTCAACTCAGCCAAAGCCGCCGAAGTCAGTAGGTAGTATTCGCCCGTCTTTGGGTCGATACAAAGCCAGTACCCGACGCGACGATCCCGCCACGCCTTCACACCCTTCGTTACTGCGTTTTTCAGTGTCATAGAAAATACTCGTTTAATACCCGTGCGCAATCCTCCGGGCTTCCTATGACCTCCGCCGCACCGCCGCCCGGAAAATAGACGGCGGTCCCGGCTTCGATATTACGATCCACGCGACCGGGAACGCGCCCCGTTTCGCAAAGTGCTGACATGTAATTAGTCACAAGATTGATTACTTTTTTCATTCCCTTGTCCATAGCTACACGAATTTTACTTGTCCGTTATACTCCAATGTTACCGCTTCCTGCTTCATCTCGTCGCGTATTTCGGTTGCCAGCGTGTACACCTCTTCGAAGTGCTCCCCGAAGGATTCCGGGGTGCAAAAAGCGTATACGATAGTCACATTTTCGACCACAAGGGCCCCCGAGTTCGACACCCAACCCCCTACCGCCGGAGTTGAGGTACAGCCCCCGAACCACTCTGAAAATTTGGTCATCACCTTGTTTACATACTCTTTGTTATCGGTCGGGACATTTACGTCCGTGGTGCTGGGAACATAGATTGATACCTTTGCGTTAAGGTCAAATTTGAAGTTTTTCATATTTCACTTGTTACGATTAATGACATAATAAGAGCCCCTATAAAGCAAGCCCAAAAAAAGACCTCCGCGGCCCGACGGCTATTCCATTTCATAGATAAAAATAAATTGGTTTTCAGTCTGGACGCACGCTACTGGGGTGTCCTTGATTTTGGCTATAAGGTCGCGCCCGTCCTCGGAATCGCCCCAAACAGCCGCCATGTCGGAGCCGTTCGGGATCGTGCCGAAGAGAAGCGAACCCCCGAACGTTGCCGGGTCTACTATCGCATCCTTGCTAAAAAGGGAATACACGCTGTTATAAATGCCTAATTCGCAAACAGCCGAAAGGAAATCGAATGCTTTCATAATTTAGTGATTTGGTTAGAGGTCCGGCGCGGTAAGCGAACCGCAAGCGTTGCCGCCTCAATTCTGAATTAATCCGGACCAAATATCACAACCTCTTTCGCTCTCCGGACGCGGGTTGTTTGCGTCCTTTCTTGCCCCCGTGACTGGTGTAATGCCTATGCGGGTATCTCTCGCGGTAGTCTGTATTTCAGTTCCGCGGCCCTTTCGTACAATCACACGCGGGCAACGCTCGGGTTTTTCTGGTCCCTATCCATACCGGGCCTTTTCTGTCGTAACGTGACGGGTGCGGCTCGGTGTCCTCCGTTGGTTTGTTTCGGCTTTCCGTGTGCATCATGTGCGAGGCGGGAATGTGTAGGGCGGCAAGGGCTTCGATAGTGTTAGTATCGCGGTTTAGCAAAATGCCGTTTTCAATTCCTCGTATGTTGCGGATGCGTGCCCGGCGTGCCTAAGAACTAAGGCGGGACCGGAGCGAGGCGGGCGGAAAGTCTTTGAAAGAACGTGCAACGCCTTTGGGTGGGTTGCTGGTGCAAAGATAAAACACGATTTTCGAATATGCAATAGCACTTAACAAAAATAATCCAAATAGAACAGCATTTGCCGTTGCGAACCCCATTTTGTGGAGAATATGAACAATTTTTGGGGCCTTGCGTGTTTTATGCTGATTTTAGGCAAGGTTCAACGATTTAACCCGCCCTATTTCGCACGGAAACGCCCCAAATTTCGACGATCTCCCAAAGACGGGCAACTATACCACCCCGGAGGAGATCGACGAAATAAGTGAATTACAGCAAGTTACAGCAACGGGTAGCGGAAACGCAAAAAGATGCCGATTTTATCGCGTTGAACTTTTGAACGGGGGCAAGTACCGGACGAGGGGAGAAGTGCCGCCAGATCGACGGAAATAGGGCAAAGATGGCAGGAGCGGCAAGGGTGGGAAAGTGGAGGAGCAAGAGCAAAGCAGGTGGAAAATATTTATTAAACAAAAACGGTCGAAATAGACGAAAACGGCCGTTTTGGTGCGGTATGCGGTGAATTGTGGCGAAAATGGAAACACGGCGAATATAGGTGGTTTTAGGAGGTTTGCGGCGGGTGGTGTTTTCTTTTTATGGCGGCAAAGTTTCGTTTTGTTACTTTTCGTGTACCAAAATGTAACAAATCGAAAGCAATAATTTATTGTAAAAAGTGTATAAAATATAGCAAATTTGGACAAACATCTGATAATCAAGGAGTTGTGCGTAACTCCTTGATTATCAATGGTTTAGAGGGAGTCAAAATGGTCGTTTTCACCGTTTCGCATTTGTTTTCAAGGGTTTGCAAAAAGGCTCCATAATTCGACCTAACTAACGTTATGTAAATTGTAACGGCTCTAAAAAGCGATTGCGGGCCGTGTAAACAAAAACGACCAAATCAGCCCCGTGCGCATTGTAGCCGCAATTTTATGGCTGTTTGTGTGCTGACTGACAGCGCGAACCGATCCGGGGGCGGGGGCCACCATAGGGGCGGGGGGGGGTACATCGCGGTCCCCAGTCCAAAAAGTGGACTCTGATGTATTAATTTTTTTTTTTAAAAAATTAGTAAAAATTTTTAATAATTATAACTCGTTCTGTATCAGCGGTTTACGCAAAATCGGTGTTTAAACATTTTATAAAATATTTTAAAAAATGGTGATCAAAACTCAACGCCCCTTGATAATAATAATCCAGTTGGGTTGAGTATTCGAACTACCTCTGTATAAGCACTTTATATCCAAATATCCTTTAAAACAGTCTTAACTTCCTATTTTGGGTGAAAAAAAACTCTCAAAATATTTTTCTGTATAGTTACTTGTATAGTTACTCATAACTTGCTTATTATCAGGCATTTACAAATCAACTCGCTTATAATAATTTTCCAAAACTTGCATATTTTATTTACAAACCGCTGATACACACCACACTTCGCTTGGTTACTAAAAGTAACTATACCGGTAACTATACACCAAAAAAAAAAAAAATAAGTTTGAAAGCCCAAAAATAGGAAGTTAAGCGAAATCCTGCATCTGAAAACACGTTGTCGGCTGATAATCACACCACATTCCAATGGTTAACCCTATTTGGATTTTTTTATCAAGCCGCGTTGAGTTCTCCTTCCGAAAAAGGTAACAAATCGAAACCTACCCCCGTGATCTGAAAAATATTTTCCAATTTATTTGCATATATTGGAATTTTATTATAGCTTTGCAGAAGTTAAACGTTAATCATTTATGTCGATACCTTTTAATAAAGAAGTTTTCGAGGAGTTCATGGAGTCCTGCCTTATCTCTCCGGTCCCCCGTGTCTGCATGGCTCCGGGTACGGTACCGCTCGACGGCTTGCTGAAAGTGTACGTCTCTTGGTGCGAGGCCAAGAAGAAGCCGATCTACGGACGGCTCTCGCTTCCGGAGTTCGGCCGCATCGTGCGGGCGTGCGGTTTTGAGGTGTTTCAGTTCAAGGGTCGGGGGAATAAACGTCAGGTTTCACTATTCAGCGCCGAGGACTCCCTTCGGCTCTACAAAAGCGATTCGGAGTATGTCGTCAGGAAGTAGATACCAGAAGGATTTCTGGGGCCCGAAGATGCAGGCATACTTCGCGGCGAAGGACTGGGTTCCGAGGGTGGACCCGCACCATATATATAGAGGTCACGTTGCAGTGGACGCGATCATAGCGGAGATCGAGCCGAAACCGTATCGGCCGAAGTTCTTCGAGGTCCTGCGCGGCCTTGGATTTGAAGTCGGGCTTCTGGACGGGAGGAATCCTAAGACGCAATCTGTAAGAGTGTATGGTTCCGTACAGCCATAACGAGGAGCTCTTCCACCGCTTCGAGATGAAGCGCAACATGAGCCCGTACCGCAGGGAGACGGATCGGAGGCATCGGCTACGTTTCGAGACGATCTACCAGCGTTTCTTGGCTGATAACAAGGGCACGGTGTTTCTGCCAGCCATGAGCCGGAACGCTTTCGGCCAGCTACTCCACCACTTCGGCTACCACCGTCACGGGCATGAGTACTGGGTTTTCACTCCCTACATCGACTTCGTTTCGGAACAAGAGGATTTACGGGAACTTTACGAATACTTAAATGAACACAAGTAAACTCAGACGCCTTCGCTTGGAGGCAAAGGAATATATCCGCCTGATCCCGGTCAGGGAGGGAGGCTGTGTGCTCAGGGTTGGGGAGACGTTTGTTGCCGTTTTCACCAACACCTCGAAAGCGCGAACAGAGTTGGCGGCGAGGAGACGGGAGTGGATTCTGAACCAAATTAAACCTAAACGATATGAAAGATTTTAAAGTAATCGGAAAACGTTACGTCCGGGCGCGGAGGGCGCACGTCTGCGAGCTTTGCGAGCGCGAAATCGGGGCCGGGGACTTGTACTACGAGGAGTGCCGGAAGAAGGATGGTATTTTTAGGGTAAAACTCCACATCTCGTGCTCTAAATCAGGGGCCAGTGACCGTCAGGAGTTCCGGAAGAAAGTGTACGAGTTCGGGAGCTTCTTCGACTCTTGGGAGAAGCGGCTGTTAAAAGCGAAGAAGGCATGGCTTTCGAATCTTACCAGCAACTAACCTCGATTGCGGGCATGGCCTGCGAGTTGCTGGACCGACACGGGGAATACGACTTGCAGAAGAAGTGCCCCGTTGCGGCGGACCCGGCGTTCTTCGCAAGGGAGCTCGCCCTGATCCAACTGGAGTTGGGCCGGGTTCTGCTCGCGGCCGAAGCGGAGGGCTGGATGCCGGAGGGAGCTCTGGAGGGGATGGGGAGCGGCAACTACAAGACCATCTACGAGAACAAGATTCAATTCACGGTCGAGGACCGGGTTGCGGGCGCACTGCTCCGGCTCTTGGCTTTTTGCGGAAAATACGGCATTGACATCGGAAGAGTGATGTCGGCGCGATTAAGACACGATTACAATGAAACCTTTTGATTTGAAGAAGGCGCTGGAAGGGGCTCCGCTTGTGACCAGAGGCGGCCTTAAAGTGACCAAATTTTCAACTGCTAACAATCCCAGATTCTTTAACGTTACGCTTGAGAACGGGAATGAAATAATCGTCGGGGAGCAAGGCATAGCGGCTAAGAGCGAAAACGACTTGTTGCTGGTGGCGCCCGACGAGCGCTGGATGCAGATGTTCTGCGCGTTTGTCGGTCAGGAGTGGAGCGACGAGATGGAGTTCGAGGAGATATGCCAAGTGGTAGACAAGGCTTATGAGGCAGTTGATAAGCACTTTGCGGGGAATAGCGAGCTGGGTTAGAATCCGGAAGGCTTTCCCGGGGGAGGAGGACGAGAACCGGGAGGCTCTGATCGAGCTCGGAATCCCGGTTGTGGGGAGACGGGCTTTGATATGCTGGCCGGAGGAGACCGACACTCCTACCTTCTACGTTCTGAACTTCATGGTCGAAAAGGGGCTTTACGCTCGGCCCGGCTACGCTACAAGGTGTTCGAGCCAGCCCGTTTCGGTCCTTTACCCTCTCTACCGGGACTGGTGTCCGGCCCCGGTTACTAAGCGAGAATTTTTAGAGGAAATTTCCAAGCTGGGGTTTCCTATTGTCAGGAATTTTATTTACTTTTACACATTGCTATGAAAACACAACACGTTATTTTTCCCGAAGACGGGAGTTTGGGCCGCATCGTTTCGGCCCAGTATTCGGAGGATAAGGGGGACTTCATGCTCCTGATTGCCTGCATCAGCGACGAGGACCCGAGCGAGCACACTCAGTTCCGGACGCGGCCTGCCTCTTCGGTTCACTACTATGAGAAGGCGGACATTACCCACGACGCTTTCGAGAAGACTTGGCCCGTGGTAGCCGCTGAAAGCGACGTGGAGCGCGTTCAGGATGACTACTACGACCACTTCGAGGACTGCGGCATGTTCGACACCCCGAATCAGAACAAGGAGGCGAAAGAGCCCCGTTCCGTTGCGTCCTACATCGCGGAGCATCTGGACGAGATCAAACAAACGTTCAAAGCCAACTTTCCGGACGATAAGTTTTCGACGCCCGTGCTCGAAGACATAATTCCTCAAGGAGACGGCACTCTTACTCTGAGGCTCAAATCGGGCGACCACATCTTCTTCCATTCGGTTCCACTCTTTGACATTATGGGGGTATGACTTACGAGGAACTGAAACAACTGGCTCCGGGCACTCTGGTCCGGGTTAAAGGGGGCGTGTATGACTACATGTTTCTTCAAGGCGCCTGTCCCTTCGACCACATGATCCGGGTTGAGATGAACGGAGTGACACAGAATGTCGATCCGAGCCAAGTCAGCAGTCTTACTGTGTACGACACGGCTATGATTAAGCGGATGTACGAGGCTGTGTTCCCTGACGAGGACACGCGATTTAATCAGGTAGTGGAATTTATCGAAAAACTGAAATAATGAAACACATCACATTCATGGTCGTGCGAATCGAGGCGACCGAAAAGGGAGAGTATATGACCGTCATCGGCGACAACGACACGAAGCTGTCGCTCCCGGCCGTACACATGGACAGCATCGACATCGGCCGCCACATCGAAGTGGGCCTGCACGAGCCTTCGAACCGGGTCCAGATGGTCAAGGTCGGCGAGAAGACCCTCTGGAACTACACCGACGAGGAGATGAAGACCCAGATCGAGAAGGAGAAGACGGAGAAGTTCGCCAAGATGAAGGAGGCTTACGAGGGCGTAAAGGAGTCGTATCAGGAGGTTTACAATCAGCTTCCGAACATCTACAAGAAGCGTATCGACATCCGGCGCAATAACGGCGGCGAGGACTTCTCGATTCTGTACGAGGCCCACGAGCTTCATGTGTGCGAGATGGCGGTGAAGCTGGCGCGTAAACTGGGGACACCGGAGGAAGTTATGCGCTACACAACTCTGAGCAACGAGGAGCGGAAGGCTCTTGTTCCTGAGATCGAGATTCCCGAGATCGGGGATTACGTCGGCGCCTCTTCGTTCGAGAACGTTATGATTCTGGCCTACTGGCATCTTGCCGAGCCGGGAGTCGTGCCCTACATCCCCGGAACCCCCGTGAAGCTGGGTCTGGTCCCGGCGCACGAATACGGAGAGCCACCCTATGCTATATCGCGGGCTGTGATTTCGGAGCTCGCCGTCAGGAACCCGAAGCCTTCGCTCGTGGCTATGTCGCTCAATGCGATGGAGTACATGGACGAGATCGACGAGGCGCTTCTGGATTCGTGCAAGAAGGCGAACCTGATTGTGGTCACGGGCTACTCCGACGACTGCGTGGAGTTCGACGGCGCCGTGAGCGACGAGTTCTCGGAGGGCAAGATCGCGTACATCGACGGGAAGTGGATTCAGACGGAAGAGGTACCGGAAGGAACGCCCTACGTCACGGCCCAGTACAACAAGGCGGGAGGCTGGACCTTCGGTGCCGAGAACTTCGATGCGCACGAGTTCGTGGTCTGTGAGCAGGGAGAGGTCATCGGAAACGGACTTGTTATCAATGTCAACGATCTGTTATAGCAGGGAGGCGCTTTGCCGCGATTGTCAGTACTGGGAAGTACGGAATCGCGGCGGCCGCCGACTGGGTTTCTGCTGGAAGCTGTCGGCTCAAATACAAGGGAGTGCAAGACCCTGCGAAGAGTTCGAGCATTACGACGGGAATTTCCGGCCGACATGCTTCTGGTGTGGAAAAAGATTCACAATCGAGTGCCCTGACCCGGTAAAACGGGAACGGGGCCTCGGATGTGATGCGTTTAAACTTAAAAACCATGAGAACAAGTGAGGAGACAAGCCGAATTAAGGCCATTTTGAGAGCCGAGCGCGACCGAAACGCCTCCGCGCCCTTCCTCTACGACGCGAAACTGGCGTTTTTAGAGGACCCGGAGACCGATCCCTTCGATTTCTGTTATGCCTACGCCTCCCAGATTCGAAACATCGGCGCTGAGGATCAGATTTCGTATCATCGGGCGGTGGAAATAGCTACTTCGGCGAGAGAAGCGGTGAGGCTTTGGCTTTCTGAGGCTCTTCCTGACGACGTTTTCTTGTGTACGGAACGAAGCAACTGGCCTTGGGAATGAAAGACAACCCTTACAGCAACAAAGCGGCGGCCCGAGTATGGCAAGAGGGCTATATGGAGGCATGCCGGGACATGGAGCACTGGCGAAAAGTGCGCTATGGCAAGAGGAAAGACTTCTTGGGGGACGATATTCCCATGAATATGGAGATCGTATTCAAGATTCAGGTCAACAACAAGCCGCGGCTCTTCGTGGGGTTCCGATCCCGCAACAGACTATACTACTACAACGGATTCTTCATGCTTCACGATGTTGGGAATGTCCATTGGCGATACCTTTTCTTCCCTACTCAGTTCCGAGGCAAAGAGGGCTACTACGAAGGTCTCGATGCGGCTGGAAAAGAGGTCGGGCTCAACAAAAATTACGATGGAAACGACTACTTACGAGGAGACGCTCCAGATTATGAAGGAGAAAAACCCGAATCTGGAGTCGCTAATAAACGAGTTAAATCTACAACTACAATGACGGAAATTATCGAAAAAATCAAGCAGTGGGTGCTTGATCGCAACCTCCAGACGGGAGACCCGCACATTCAGATGTGCAAAGTCATGGAAGAGCTCGGAGAGCTCGCCAAGGCCATCAACAAAAAGGACCGGGATCAGCAGATCGACGGGCTCGGCGATGTCATCGTCACTCTGGTATGCGTCGCCGAACAACTCGGCCTCAACATCGAGGAGTGCTGTCTGGCCGCCTACGACGAGATCAAAGACCGCAAGGGCAAGATGATCGACGGAGTGTTCGTCAAGGAAGCGGACCTCGCAAAAATGCAGGAGAATGGAGGAGAATAAGCCACCGCTGGAAGAGATCAAGGCTCCCAGCTACGCCGAGGCCAAGGCTCGGATGGAGAACATCGTCGCGTCGGCCGTCATTGACTTCGTGCAACAGTGGGGCGGCGGAATTCTCGTCTCCATCGAGGCTACGGCCAGCGAGGTGATCAAGACCGAAGCTGGCGGCAAGAGCATCCTGCGGAAGACGCGGCTGAATGAAATGACCGTGAAGCGATGGGAAGACAACTGATTGCCGGATGCGGAGCCTTTGTTGCATGCCTCATAACTGGGGCTCTTATGCACGACTGCCCCGGATGGAGCCAATGGCTGGCTGGCATCTTGATATTCACGGTCGCCATACTCTGGTCCCGGCCCCGGCCGAAGAAGAAGCACTGGTATTTCGTGGAGATGACATATTTCAGCCGGAATGGGATTGCGGTATTGAAGTCGAGCTACGCTATCGCTCTGGATCGAAATGGCCGTACAGCAAATATGAGGACCTTGAAGAAGAGATTTGCTCCGGTACACAAGTGGAGAGGCTGGTCTCGCCTCGATAGCAAATACCACAACGGAAGTGTATATTTGAGCCAGCTCTCGTATCTTGGCTATTTCGCTGAAAATCAGTGATTTGACATAAACGAAGCGGGGGGGGGCAGGAATGTCTCCCCCTTTTTATTTATAAAAATAATCCAATTTTATTTTGGAATATCCAAAATGATGTTGTAGATTTGTAGTCCAATCTTATAAAAATTTTCAATATGAGGAAAGAGGATAACAACGTACCTATGGACGAAATCACCATCAATGGGGTCCGCTGGTTCACGCGGGCTCAGTTGGCGCGGTTCTACAAGGTTTCGATGCAGACCACCTACAACTGGCAGAGTATCGGGTGGCTTGAGGAGAAGAAGATCGAAGGCGTGAAATTTTTCCGGCGCAAAGAAAATGTCGAAGCCTGATTATGACATCTGCAAGACCTATCTCGTTGAAAATGTAGAGTTCCCGATGACCCTTTTCACTCAAGAGGTGAAAGAGGCCAAGAATCTGAACCACAAAATTCAAGCCGAGATCGCCATTGCCTATGACCGGGCGATGCGCAGATCGTATTTCAAGTTTCTTGAGGGTAGTATCTATGTCTTCGATGGCAAGATATACCGCCGCACCGGGATCGACGTGATCGAGTCCATCGTGACGGACGTTATGGAGATAAAGGACCTGCCGCCGCTGTTTCAGGTCGAGTCGCCGAAGAAAATCGTGAGCCACTGCTTCCGCAAACTCATGCTGTCGGCGACACTGACGCCTCGGCGTGGGATCGTGGCCTTCCAGAACTGCGTCCTCGACATCGACGCGGGGATCACGATGCCGCACTCTCCGGAACTTGAGTGTACGACGTACCTCGACTTCGTTTACGACAAGACGGCGACATGCCCGAAGTGGATGCAGTTTCTCTCGGAAGTCGTGCCGGGAGATGACCGGATCACATCATTGCAGGAGTTTCTCGGCGCGGCATTTGTGGATCGTAACGAGTTCTCTATTCAGGAGATGCTCTTCCTGATTGGCTCCGGCCAGAACGGTAAGGGCGTGTTCACGGGAACGATCCGTAAGATGTTCGGCTTCGACCGGGGAACCGGAGACGGGTTGGCGATGGGATTCTCCGCGGTAGATTTGTTTAAACGCGGTCAAACCGAGTACAACATGGCGGCCGTCAACGGAAAGTTACTCAACATATGCGAGGATATGAGTAACGAGGACTTCTCCGGCGGCGACTGGAAGAAATTCGTGGCCGGAGAGCCTATGAAGGCGCGTGACCCGTATGGGAAGCCCTTCATGGCGACTCAGATTCCGCTCTTCATCGCGTCTCTGAACCAGTTTCCAAAGAGTATCTCGGACCGCTCAGACGGTAACTATCGTCGTCACCTGATCGTCAACTTCGACGTGAAGATCAGCGACGACAAGAAAGACCCGGAGCTCGGGAAGAAGCTGGAATCGGAGAAGAGCGGCATTTTCAACTGGATTATGGAGGGCCGGAGGCGATTCATTCGCAACGGTGGAAAATTCACCCCGTCCAAGAGCAGTCAGTTAGCTGTGGAGAAACTTCGGGTGGATCAAGACTCACGACTCCAATGGCTCCGCGACTCTGGCTATGCGGCCACGTCGCACGGAGGCATCGGGAGCCGGGCGGCAAAGAGTGGGCAGGACTTGTATCAGGACTACTGCAAGTATTGCCGCGACAACAATTACAATGCGTTCGGGTATAACGAGTTCGTCAAGCGACTGCGCGAGGAGAACTATGAAGTGTACCAACGCGGGGCAGAAATTACATTTTACGTCTACGAGGGTGTTTTCGACGACAATCTTTTCTACGACACTACGATCAAGGAGGAGGGAGCGCCGAAATCAGTCGAGGATGACTTGGATTTACCTTTTTAATCAAAACAACTATGATTAAGCGAATCACCTACTACCTGATGCAGTGCGAGCGCTGTCAGGAGTTCCTTCGGGAGCAGGACGGAATTAATGCCGACGGCTTCTCTTCGGTGGACGATGCCGAAAAAGCGGCAAAAGAGGCCGGATGGTGCGTTCAACCTGCGTTTCACTTATGTCCCTCATGCTGGGATAAATACTCGAAGGAAAAGGCTGAAAAGTAGCTCTATGGGCAAGCTCGATTTGAACTACGATGCGATCTTCGAGGATTTGCCGCGAATCATGGGCTTAAACCTCAAGCGTCATGGCCGATTCTGGCATGGGAAGTGCTATATCGACGGCACTCCCCATGCCTATCGGTATGACAAAATGGTGTGCACCCGTGATGCCTCCGGAGGGATCACGATTATGGAGCAGGGCGGAGACAGCATGCAGTTGTACAAATGGATGCAGTTGTATGGAGGATGCTCCTCCAGCAAAGAGACCTACGAGCGCCTCAAATCCATGAGCGACGGTATTGTCATAAGCAAGCCTGAACCCGATATTCCGACTCGGTATGTGGAGCAGTCAATTCTCGACGAGGCTATGGAGCGCATCGGTAGGCTCAAGGACCCGCTGTTTCGATGGCTTTGCACCAAGTTCCCGGAAGAGAGGGTCGAAGAGGCTTACCGAAAGCTGGCGATCACTCCGTGCCGGGTTCCGCAGGGAACTGGGACCCAGTTCTGGTACATAGACGAGGAGCAACGGATTCTCCACGACAAAATCATCATTTACAAGTCGGACGGTCATCGCGATCACAACTACGGAGGCGGCCGTATCTTCCGCACCGCTCAAGGTTACACTCAGCGATGCTACTTCGGCGAGCACCTCGGAACCGACGGAAACCCGTATGTGGTGGAATCGGAGAAGACGGCTCTGCTGATATATCTCAATACCGGGCGCCGGGCTCTGGCGACGGGTGGAAGCGCGAACGTGCGCCGCATAAAGCGTAACTATCGACTGCTTCCTGACTACGACAAAGCGGGCATGGACTGGGTTCGATGGTTCCCGGATCAGGCCGTGAAATGGTGGGAAGGCATGCCCGATTTGAAAGAGGGCGATGACTTCGGAGACGTAATTTACAGATCATTATGAACAGAAATGCGGCATTTGCAGTAGCATGTCTGGCGGTATCACTGGCTGTCGCCGCGGCATGCTTCGCGTCCGGGACTGGCTGGCCTATTTTGGCCTTGTTATTCCTTCGGATCAGTTCAGACGAAAAAGAAGAGGAGTGACCGGGCAGAATCGGCACTCCTCTCTTCCTTGCGGAACATTGCTAATCAAAACAACTTACGCAAAGATACGATAAAAAGAGCGAACCTCCAAAACTGGAAGTTCGCTTTCGCTTTCACTGCTTAACCATATTTCGAGTTCCGGGTAAATAAATACGAACCGAAAAGTACGTTTAATGTGCTTGGAGGAGGTGAAAGCGATGTTTTTAGAACGGCAGGTCGTCTACCTTGTCCTTGGCGGGTGCCGGAGCAAGCTCTTCCTTCCTCGCCGGGACGTAGGGATCGTCTTTGGCGGGCGAGGTACCTCCTCCTTCGATGGTGTACTTGTAGCCGCGTACCTGCGTGTAGTAGCGGTCGTTGTACTCGCGCGATTCGAGCGTAAAGTCTACGGCTACGATCATGCCTTCGCATAACTTCACCTCTACGACATCCGCCTTGTCGCCCCAAAACTCGATGTAGACATCCTTGGGGTATTCTCCTTCCGTCTGGAGTACGATTCCGATTTTCTTCCATGTCCCGCGTGCCGACTCTCCGGTAACGGGTTCGCACATCTTCGTGATGACTCCTTTGATTTGCATACTATTCTTCTGGTTTTGTTATGAATTGGGTTTTGTGGTCGTATTTTTCGGGCGCATCCAGTTTCCAGCGACATCGGTTGCAGTCATCTTGGAAATCCTCCTCGAATATCGCCTTGTATCGGCATGTCTGGCACTGCTCGGCCAGATAGCGTTGCGGGAGAAGGGATGCGGTGCGCATGGACTCCTGCTTGCCGATCAGGTCTTGGAACTTTTCGAGGAAACGGTTGCCGTCGGTCTCTTTCAGCGCCAGCCTTGCGATCTTTTTCTTGGCGGCAAGGATGAACTCCTCGGAGTAGGTTCCGTCTTCGTTTATCACCGACACTCCAACGTCGTCATCTTCGCTCTCTCCGGTGTTTATGAAAGCGTTGATGTCTCGGTACCTCTCGGTAAGATAAACCTCCGCATCGGCCGATTCCAAGAGCGACTTAGCGGCGGTCCTGACCGTTGCGTATGACTTGTCACGCATGTCGAACACCATCTTATAGATGTCGGTGAACGTCATATTTGTGAACAAGTACAACTCAAGCGCCCGTAGCTCTGGTTCCGCGAGGCTTGACTCCGGCCGCTTCTTCGGCTTAGGGAGCATGTCGTATATACGAGGTGTTGCCATTATCCTTCTTCTTCAATGGGCGTATCGAGAGTAAAATTCGCTTGGCCGCAGGGACAAAGAGGCATGCCTACCTGAGCCCACTTCTTCGTCAGACGGATCGTGTACCCGCACTCAGGACATACTGCTTTCAGCATGCGGGTTCCGTCCTTTTTAGACGGAGTAAACAGCTTCATGCCCGACAGCGCGGTATGCGGAAAGGGCCCGAGCTTCTCGTCAACGAGGAACGTGAACTCTTCGACCAAAGCGTCGCTGGCAGTAGTAGACTTCATCTTGCCTTCCAGCCCTACGGCCAAAGCGACTCGTTTGAAATCCTTACCGTGGCCGTGAATACCTACGGCATGCACCAGCTCGTGTACGAGTACCGAAAGGATGCCGTCAGCACCGTTTACGTTGGCGATGGTGGGGTTGATGAAGATTTGAACTGGCTTCTCCGAGTCGGATTCCGTCCAGCACTGTCCGAGAACCCTACGCTTCGCCATGCCACCCTTGTCTGGGAAACCGATGGAAACCTTGAGATTCTCCGGTATGGTGCGGCCGCTGGTCTTGCATGCCTGCTGAAATGTCGGTCGAAAATGATCGACAGCCGCTTCAAGCCACTCTTCTCGGGTGGCGAATTTAAACTCTTCTGCCATAGTTGTAAGTTGTTTGGGGTGTAGCTTGGAGTCGAACCAAGCCCCGGATTTATAGTCCGGCCGAGGGAAACGGGAAACCCTTACACCCTTTGTATTAGTTGCCGAGTGAATCGGCAGGAAATTCCCCGACAGGCTCGGGTTTGGCCTTGTATATGGGATTGGCGGCGTTCGTGAATCTTTTGTCAACGTAAATAGCGATTCCCGTGTTGGCCTCCCGGACGTAACCTTTGACGAGGATGTCGTAAGCAGTTCCCTGCTGGACCTTGATGCCGAAGGTTTGAAGAAGCTGGCGTTCGAGACTGGCTTCGATAAGCGCCTGATCGACCGGAGAGACGTTGCGCGAGGCGACAATCTTGATCGAGTCGGTGTTACAGACGAAAGCCTTGAACTCGGCGGAGATCGGAGTAGACTGGTTTGCGACCAGTCCTTCGACGTCGAGTTGATACTTGATGTCCGGCTTCTTGTCGTTGCAGGACACGCCTGCAACGAGGACGGCGCACAACAGCGCCATCAGTGCGAAAATTTTCTTCATGTCAAAAAACGTTTTGTGGTGGTGATAAGTGGTGGAGAAGATAGGAGTCGAACCTACTTTGGGGACGCCGAAATCTGATTTGTTTTTCCCGTACACCGTGTACACCTTCTCCAAACCCCTCTTTCGAGGGGAAGCTAAAAATATGAGCGAAAATTAAAGCCACCGTCTCACGACGTACTTGTTGCGGAGGCTGGACTCGCACCAGCGATCTCTTGGTTATGGGCCAAGCGAGATACTCCTTCTCCACCCCGCATGTGACCCCGTATCGTGGGGTCAGGCGGCCAACGTACCGATGACGCGTAATCGTTTCAAACAAAAATCCTTCTAATTGCCACACATGGATTTGCGGCGGCTCCGGGGCATCGACCCGGAAGACTCCTTGTGGCATGCTTAGTTAAACGAAACACCAGAAGCGGTTCAAGAATGAGGAAGGAGCGCATGCCGAGTGCCACCATATCAAAGAACGTTTATACGTTATTACAAGTGCAAAGTTAAACATTTGTTTTTAAATAAACAAACTTTTATCCCACAAAATTTGTTGGGTTTTCGCCTTCTTGCAGTATTCCAGAACGTTAACTGGGTCTATTCCTCCGACTCCCCCATCTATTATGTTGATGAAGTCATCCAAGTCGTCGCAAAAATAGCCCCACTTGGGAACCCGTATAAGCCACTCGGCCTGCTCAATTAGGTGTGCTACTTTATGCCGGGTACCGGGGCATTTCACCTCTATACCGATCAGGCTCCCTTCGTCGCAGTAGATCAGG